TTAAACAAGGAGCTTTTTCTAAAGAAATGTCTGACAAGTTACAGAAAGTAAAAACGGATTATCCTAAACCAGAATAAGCATCATGAGTTCTGAAATAAAAGCTAATTCCATACAAGATAAGACAGGAACTAGGGTACTAGCTTCTGATTCTGGGAGTGCTTGGTCTTGGGGATCTGGGATTCCTGCTGGGACTATTATACAAGTAGTTGGGAAAACATTAAAAAACAGCAATTATAGCGACACAGCAACATTTTCAGATTGGGTTGCAATTACAGGGTTTGAAGTTGACATTTCTCCTAAACAAACAAATTCAGATTTTCTTGTATCATTAACAACATCAGTTTCTGGAACTGGTTCTGCTGAAGGCCATATTCTTTTAAGAAGAGGTTATGACTCAAGTGGTGGAACAACTTTTACTGAAACAGATATAAATGGTGATACAAACGGAGCAAGAACAAGATCGACTTATGTTCATGCTTATGATTTTGGTTCTACATCCGATATACACAGCAGTAATCTTGATACTGTAACATCTAATATTTGGGATAACGATATAAGTTATGTTGCTGGAAGTAAATTTAGGTATAAGGTTTATTGGAGAAATACACTAAATACAACTGGTGATTTATATTTAAATCATACTTCGTATAACGCAGTAGAAACAGCAACAGGAATATCAAGTATCATAATCCAAGAAATAGCAGGAACTTAAACCAGAATAATAATCATGCCTAGCGATCTTCAAGTATCGAATATAAAAGCCAATGATGGAACAGCAGGGATAAGCATTGCTGATTCTACTGGTAGGGTTTCATTTACTGAAACTAATCCTTCAATTACGTTAGGGAGTAATGCGACTTTTCCGTCAGGTCATGTAATTCAAACAAAATCTAGTTTTTATAATTCTACTGCAATTTCCTCCGGAACTACCGCAACAACTCATTCCCAAGGTGAATTAACTAATTTTACACCAAAATTAGGTACTTCAGGCAAATTGTTGGTGTGGTGGTGGATGAGTGGAGTTTACACAACCACTAATAGTATAGGGGCTTCAATAGGTTTAAGATATTCAACAGATTCGTTTTCAAGCGAAACCAAATTAGGAACTTCCTCAACTGATTGGATGGCAGGTTATGTAGGTTATGGTCAGGGAACACGAAAACACACAGGGATGTCCGTTTGTACTGGTTTAATTGACACTCCAACAGCTAGCGCATTTAGTGTTAGATTTCGGTCGCAAACTAATTCTGGGACTGTATATTTAAATCAAGATGTCGATAGAGACACTATGGGTATAATAATTCAAGAAATAGCCCCTTAAAATGGAATACTACAAACCTAATATAGTAGATGCTCTGAATGCACTTGGTTTTTCTGATGTCGCAGGGGCAGTAATCAATACAGAAGCAGGATATAAAGACCTTAAAATTTATTCTGAGAAACCAATTCCAAAATGGAGTGATGTCAGTAATAAACTGAAAGAGCTTGAAAAGCAGTATGCTGATAACCAATACCAACGTGATCGAGCCGTAGCCTATGACCCAATCCCTGAACAGCTAGATCAGATTTACCACGATATAGATGGGTGGAAAGCTAAGATAAAAGCAGTAAAAGACAAGTATCCAAAGCCTTAGATGGATCATCACTTTCCTTCTCATACACCACCACAACCTCAAGGTCTTATGGAAGTAGAATCTATCTTGATGTTAGTGGAAAGGATCGGACTTCCTGCGGTTATTATTGGGATTATGTGTTGGTACATATTTAAGACACAGCAAGGCCATAAAGAAGAGATCATTCGCTGGGAAGAAAAAGACACTAGGGGGGATGAAAGACTGATTGATGTAATCAAAGAGCAGAATAAGCAAAGTAGTGTTACTTCAGAAGCAGTCAATGGACTTACAGTAGCTTATAAAGATATTGCTAAGACAAATGAAAGATTAGCAATGGAAATCAAAGGAATGGCTGAAGCTCTAATCGCTAAACGATAATGGCTGAAGAAATAAGGGATTTAGAAAAAAGGTTTAAGCGAATTTTAAATGAATTTCTTGAGATCCAATTTGAGCTTCGCCAACTTCGACTAAGAATAGAAAATAATGGCTAAAGAAACGACAACGACAGTAGTAGAAAAACCCGATCCACCTAAACCTGTCAAACAACAAATGACGGTTAATGAAAAGATCCAAGTTGTTCGGTTTTGGATTCGGGCGGTAATTGCACTTTGTAATATTTCCGTGCTAGCAGGGATTATATTCTACTTACTTACTTTACAAGAGTCTGTTCCTGAAACTACTGAGCGTATTTTATTAATCATTGTCGGCCCCTTGATCCTGACGGCCGGAGCCGTGTCTAAATACTTTTTTGAGAGTGGTAACGATTTAGAAGACCACGCAACTGATGGTGGAGATTCACCGAAACCCCAACCCAAAGAAGCTGTATGAATATATTGCTTTCAATATTAAAAACGCTGGTCGTTGACAAAGCGACTAACATGGTAGCTGACCACGTTGAAAAAGCCGTTGAAGATTTAGGCGAGCAAGCCAAGGCTGAGATTGACAAAGCCGTAAATGAAGACGCAACCCACGCATTTAACGACCTAAAGAGCTTCTTAAAAGGATGATTTATAGAATCTTAACATCATTAGGTAACGAGAAATTTCTTATAGGTCTTGCGCTTGATGTGCTTCAGTACCTATCTGACCAAACCACTAACAAGCTTGATGATAAGCTGGTGGCAATGGTTAGGGAGCGTTTACAGAAAGAAGCAGAAGACCGAAAGTAAACTTACCCGCAGAGAGTTTTTAACCCAACCCTTGCTTTACGGAATATTTATGGGCAACCATCTGACGCCGCATTTCACAGTTGACGAGATGAAATGCAAAGGCACAGGAATATGTACCATGGACGAAGTGTTCATGGAAGTTCTTGAGCAGATACGTCAGGAATATGGCAAACCGATGATTGTCACGTCGGGATACCGTGCGCCTGAGTACAATGCTAAGATCGCCAAATCAGGTTCTAAGGGACCGCATACCTACGGAAGAGCGGTTGATTTGCACCTAGTCGGTGCAGATGCAAACGCAGTTATCAAGATTGCACTTGAATTAGGGATGACAGGCATTGGAATCAAACAAAAAGGCCCGCATAAAGGGAGATTTGTCCACCTCGACAACCTCCCCAACGAAGATCACCCCCGCCCTTGGATCTGGTCGTATTAGCGGCTTGCTTTACGACAGATTCGATTTCACCGACTTAGAAGAAGATCCGCAATACGGGAATTGGCCGACTCTTCGGTACGATGACCCGGAACAGAAAAAGGGGCCTGCGAATTAATTCGTATAGGTAGGAAACCTTGGGGCCCCTCATTGTGCGGATACAAAATGATTATACTACCCATAGACGATGCAGAGACGCTTCGCAAAGTAACGGAAGCGGCACATGCAGACGGAGACGTGCTTATGTGGCCGTCCCATTATGCGATTAAAGACGGTGAGATTGTGGGAGCGTTTGCTCTGGAAACTCCTACCGCAAACTGGTGGTTACACACTAAGAAAACAAAAGGTAGAGATACATTGCAAATGTGGAACACCATGGATGCGCTATATGCGGATCGCGGACGCAAGGCGTACATCATGCCTACCGTCAAAACCACTCCATATTGGCCTTATTTAGAAAAAGCGGGGTTTGTCAAACTCCCAGAAGAAGTTCATTTCTTTCTCAGAACCTTAGATGACCACACCTCTGACGATTCCTGAGCAAACCGACACAGCAACCATAAAGGATCTAAGCATTGCAGTAGGTAGGGCGAACCCTGCCCGTGCCGCTCTTGCCCTTGCAGGCAATCCTGATGCTCCTATGACGGCAAATGCGCCGACTTTAGATCAGTATGAGCGGGATATACACGGCAATGTGATGGTCACGGACCCGATTGAGAAGAGTAACAACTTCAAAAGCTGGTTCAGGAACTCCAAAGTTCGTAATCAGGACGGTTCCCCGGTCAAGATGTTTCACGGATCGCCTAAGTTTGTCGGCAATCAGCTTGATCCTAACAAAAGAGGCAACCGAGATGATGGGCATTTAGGCCGTGGATTCTACTTTTCACAGAAAAAGCAGATGGCGAGTGAGTACGCAGAAACCCCAATCTTTGACATTTATGGGGAAACTGTCGTTGACACAACGGCTCCAGAAGTCATGGAAGTGTTTCTCTCAGTTCAGAATCCCGTAGTCTTGGATGCAGAAGGTGGGCTTGATAATAAAACATGGAATGCCTTCAAAAAGCACATCAGCAAGACCTTTGCAGGCCATCCTGATGATCGTTGGAAGGAAAGTATTAAGTCAGGAGACATTGAGCCGAATCTGAGGTTTGATGCACTCACCGAATTTGAGATTTGGTACAACTACGGCGTTTCAGAAATGGCTGAAGATGCAGGATTTGATGCCATCATGCTCGATGATATGCGTGAAGTGAACATCTTCAACCCGACACAAGCCAAATCCGTCAGAAATCGTGGTTGGTTTAACCCGGATAATCCTGATCTGATGTCACAAACCAAGAAAAAGAAGAAAACAAAGCCCGTATGAGTCAACCCATTCACAAGCTGTTTGACCTTCTCACCGTGGAGCTGGTGGCACGCATCCAATCCGGGGAAGCTTCAAGTCAGGATCTCAATGTGGCACGACAACTCCTCAAGGACTGCCGCATCTCTGCCGCGCCTGAACACGAACCTCTCCAAGTGCTTGCTGACGAAGTAAAGTCACGCAAGATCAATACGAGTTTTGAAGACTATTACGACGATCCGCAGAGCCCACCCGTGCTAGCATGACCGGGAAACGGCTTTGCTCTAAATGCTGGGCCACTATCACCGACGAAGATGAAGAAGCTTCTTACTTAGGCTTACCTTTAGAGACTCTTCGCGCCATTCGCCATTATGACAAACCTAAAGTCTTCCGAAGACGGAAACGCGGAAACCGATATGTCAAGTTCCGCGACTGATCTTGAACAGTACCGATGCGACAAATGCGAGAAGGAAACCGACATCACAGGCATTGCGTTCCTCTCTCCGGCAAATACCACCATGAAATGCAGTCCCTTTCTGGAAATGAAGACGCTCTGTTATGACTGCTACATCCCATTCTGATATTCAGGACTTCCGGGTATTCCTTCAGATATGTTGGCAACACCTTGGACTGCCTCAGCCTACCCCTGTTCAGTTCGATATAGGGGAATACCTCCAAAAAGGCCCCAGAAGGCTTGTCATTGAAGCTTTTCGTGGAGTGGGTAAATCCTACATCACCTCTGCTTTCGTTGCACACCAGCTCCTTCTCGATCCTGAGAAGAAGATCCTCGTAGTCTCTGCATCTAAAATACGCTCTGATGATTTCTCGACCTTTGTTCAGCGGCTTATTATTGAAATGCGAGTCCTTCAGCATCTTGCACCCTCGACTGATCAAAGAAACTCCAAAATCAGCTTTGATGTTGGCCCCGCTACCGCTTCTCACTCCCCGTCTGTTAAATCCGTCGGGATTACGGGACAGCTTGCCGGATCGCGTGCCGACCTGATTGTTGCCGACGATATTGAAGTACCAAATAACTCTGCCACCCAGCTCATGCGGGATAAGCTGTCAGAGTCTATCAAGGAATTTGACGCCATCCTCAAACCTAACGGGCGCATCGTCTTTCTTGGTACTCCGCAAACCGAGCAATCCCTCTACGATCTCCTGCCAGACAGAGGTTATGAAACTCGCATCTGGCCTGCTCAATTCCCAGAAGAAGGGAACCTCAGTAAATACGGAGCCCGCCTTGCTCCACTTATCAGAAAAAGACTAGATTCCGGCAAAGCCAGTTTCTCTGATCCTACTGATCCGAAACGCTTTGATGCCACAGACCTAGAAGAGCGACGCCTGTCCTACGGCCGTGCGGGTTACGCGCTCCAATTCATGCTCGATACCTCTCTATCGGACATGGATCGTTACCCGCTCCGGCTTCAGGATCTCATTGTCATGAACCTGAACTCCGAAACAGGCCCACAGAAAATCGTCTGGTCCCCTACACCTGAAGGACAGATCCAAGACTTACCCTGCGTCGGCCTTCGTGGTGATGCCTATTACGAGCCCTTTGAAGTTGCATCCGATTGGATTGAATACAACGGCTCCCTCATGACCATCGACCCCGCAGGCAGAGGTAAAGACGAAACGGCATACACCGTCACTAAATTCCTCAACGGCTACGTCTTCCTGCTCGACTTCGGTGGGTTCCTAGAAACAGGTTACTCCGAAAAGACCCTCTCTACCCTCGCAGAGCTGGCACACGCCTTCTCCATCAATCATGTCCTCGTCGAAGCCAATTGGGGGGACGGCATGTTCACCGAAATGCTTCGGCCCTACCTCAATAAAACCCACCCTGTCGAGATCGAAGAAGTTAAGCACTTCACCAATAAGGAAAAACGTATCATCGATACCCTAGAGCCTGTCATGAATCAGCATAAGCTGGTTGTCTCCAAAAAGGCCCTACACAAAGATTTCCAATCCACACAGAACCTACCTCCCGAGTCTGCTCTTAGTTATCAGCTCGCCCACCAAATGACACGCATCACCTATCAAAAAGGCGCCATCTCCCACGATGACCGTCTCGATGCGCTCGCCATTGCCGTCAATTACTGGACGGAACATCTCGCACTTACTGCAGATCGTGCTATCGAAAAACGCAACGAGCATATGCTCAATCAAGACCTAAAACGCTTTATCCGAAACCTTCCTATTAACCGTGGTGGCCCAAAAAAGCCCAAAGCCGCAGTCTGGATCGAAGGTTGACAGAAAAATGTGAGGGGGTCACCGATACGCCCGGGGACGGAGTCCCCCCGGTGCCGATCAGCTTCGCTGGCTCCATAGAAGTGAACGGAAACCTTTTTTATGGCCGAGCCGGATAGCTGGGACACCTGCGGCGCTATCAGATGCACCACGGCCGTCGGAGCGCTCAACTGCTAGGCTTCAGGTCTTCAGGTTTACGCTATGTCTTTTTCAATTGTCTTCTATCCAATCAAGACCGCCATGGTTTGCATGCTAGCATGATCAGACCGTCGAAACTTTCAGGCGTGCCGCCATGGATGCGAGCCGCATGTTTTTGATTGTCTCAGCGTCTTTGAGCGCTTCATCCCTCTTTTTCCCGCATTTCTGCACAAATCAACATTTTCTTTCAATTATTTTTATCAATGATTTCATAACTTTACATTCTTTTTTCTATTATTCGCATAAATTAGCTTCACAACTTCGCTCAATAATGCCCTAATATTGGCGGGAAGAAATCCCATCGCAACACAACCCAAATGAGGATCGCTTATGAATGCATATGAATCACTTCCAGTATCAAGCCTGAGAACATTAGTTCGACAAAACATTGAAGACGGTGCCATTGAGCGGATACCGGGCACCGTGATAGCAGGCGCAAATAAAATGCAATGCCTCGGCTGGTTAGGCGGGGCACCTTACGTTTCAAATGAGATACAGCCAGCCGCGGAGCCTGCTAGCAATGGGAACGGCCACGCCGTAACGGGTGATGCCGCAGAGCTGTTACAGAAGCTCGGACAATATATGAACCCGAAGGCCGAGCTTGATGAAAGCCGGGTGATTGATCTTATCCAGCAACATGCACCGAAAGCCGAAGCCCGGACCGTCAAGATTCAAATCAATGAGAAGCCAGCCGTTGAAATTGATAAACAGCATAAAAGCTTTGATGAATTGCTGACCGTAACCACGGCCCGGATCAATGCAATGCTGGTCGGCCCTGCGGGATCAGGCAAGACCACGGCCGCTGAAAAGGTTGCCGAAGTGATGGAATTGCCATTCAGCGCGATAAGCTTCGGACCGCTGACAATGCAAAGCCAGCTCGTTGGCTATGAAGATGCGCATGGCGTTTACCATGAAACAATGTTTGTTAAGGCATACCGGGACGGCGGTGTTTTCCTTGGTGATGAGATTGACGCGGCCGGACCTGCGGTGCTGGTTACGATCAACATGGCCCTTGCTAACGGCTCTATGTCAACGCCTGTCGGCATGATCAAAAGACATAAGGATTTTATCTTTATCGCGGGAGCAAATACTTACGGCTCCGGCGCTGATCGTCAATATGTCGGACGGGCACAACTTGACGCCGCGACCCTTGATCGTTTCGCATTCATTGATTGGCCTTATGACGAAGATTTAGAAGCTGATTTGGTCGGAAAAGATTGGACCGCATGGCATCACCGCATTCTTGAATACCGCCGGAATGCAGAAAACCACGGGCTCAAGGTTGTGATCAGCCCGCGTGCCAGCATCAACGGTGCAAAGCTTCTTGCCGCCGGGATGAATCAAGACAAAGTTGAAAAAATGCTGATCTTTAAGGGCCTTGACAGCCAGACCGTCGCGAAGATCAAAGGCGTTTAATTGAATCAATCAACCATTAAAAAAAGAGGGCTTATGAAAAGGACAGGCGATAT